TATCCCACTGGAAGATGTAGCCAGCGGAAGGCTCACGCAGAGAAGGAGTCTCAGGCGCGTATGCCAGCAGGATGGCGTCGGGATCAGCGATGAACTGAACATCGGCCTCGGCGCCCAGAGCGGCAGGGTTGTGGATGGACTGCATGACAGTCAGGTGATCCATCTCGAACAGAGACTTCAGGGCATTGATGTTGACCTGAGCGGGGTTGGCAGAGGTACCACCGTACTTGATGCGGTCCAGGATAGCGGGGTGCTTACGCAGGGCGTTCATGACGTTGGCGCCCATGGCCATGCGGTTGGGCTTGCGGCCGGTCTTCTCCAGCATCTCCAGAGCGCGGTCAGCCACGAAGGTGATGGGATCGGAGTTGTCGTTGCTCCACTTGATGAACTCCTTGCCGGAAACGTTGGTGTCGTCCTTGCCGGTCCACTCGTTGGTCCAGGCACCGGTGCGGAAGAACTTGTTGGCGAAGTCGATGTCCTGCTTGATGTTGGCACCCTCAGCGATGACCTTAGTCAGCCACTTGCGGGAGTCGTTGAATGCGGAAGGACCCTGACGGCGGCTGATGTCAGTCTCGCGGATCTCGTCGATGCCGCGGATGTCCTGGTACACCTTAACCGCGTAGGTGTCGGAGTCTTCGCCGATGACGGTAGGAGTGACCTTACCGTAGGCGGGCTTCAGCTGCCAGTTGTTACGCAGCAGGTCTTCCAGGCTCCAGCGAACGTAGTTGTCAGCAGACATACGGACGCGGACGATGGGGAAGATGCCGCGGGCAAAGTAGTTGTTGAAGCCCTGGAAGTAGTTCAGAGCCATGTTGGACAGCATGGTGTGGGGGCGGAATGCGCCCTTAGCGATCTGCGCATTGATCTGTGCAGGTGTAATGTTGCTCATTGTTATTGCCTCCTTGTAGAGTTATTAGGCTTTCTGATACTTGGCGATCTGGACCTCCAGGTACTCGCCTTCGTTGGCGTTACCCAGGGCGATGCCCAGAACGTAGTTGCCAGAAGCGGCGACGGCAGCCATGCCGTTTGCACCGGCAGCGACCTCCTGGCCCTTCTTGATGGTAGCGCCAGCCAGAACCACGCCGCGATCCTTAATCAGGATATCGACGTTGTCGCCGACCTCGACCATGCCGGAAGTCTGGCCGGTGATGTCGTTGTAGCCGGTTTCGATCAGAGCGATGCCGACGGGAATATCGGTACCAGCGGTAGCGAGGACAACGTTGCCGTTGCCGTCATACTTCATGATGAGGTTGCGGACATCCTCGATCTTGGCGCCAGCCAGCTCCACGATGGTAGGAGACTGATTGAACTGGACGCCGCGGTAGTTACGCTTTCTTGCCATGGTTGGTTGCTCCTTTCTTAGTTGCCGTAGTATTCGGCATCATATTCAGCTGCCAGTGCGGGATCTTCCCAGGCCTTGGCGATAGCTTCGGTGTAGCTCATGCGGGGGTCAGCCTTCATGATCTCCTGGGCCTTTGCGTCAGCCTTTGCTTCAGCACCGTGCAGGCCGTTGTAGCTGCCGCCGGAGTGGCCGGACTTGCCGATCTCAGCGAACAGAGGAGACTTCTCGATCAGAGCCACCTGCTTGTCCAGGGTAGCAATGACGGTGTTGTACATAGCCTCGTCGGACTTCTTCAGATCGTACAGCTTCTGGCCCAGCTCCTCGGGCTTCTCGCCCAGGATGTCGTACTTCTTGGCCAGCTCAACCTGCTCCTTCTTCTTCTGCTCTTCGATGAACTGCTCGCTCTTGGCGATAGCGTCCTTGACGAAGTCAGGCAGCTGGACCTCAGTGGGTGCGGACTTCTCGACAGCAGGTGCTGCGGGGTCCTCCAGGTGGTCGTCCTCTGCGGGGTCAACCTGGACCATGCCCTTGGCAATCAGCCGGTTCCAGTGTCCCAGATCTTCCGCGTCAAACTTGGTCTTGTCGATTTTGTATGCGCTCATTTTGGGTACTTCCTTTCGGTTTATTTTCTGGCCCGTGGGCCTGGATTACTTGATTGTGGTTATTCTTCGGAGTCCTTAATCATCCAGTTGTCACCGCTCATGAACTCGCCATCCAGCATATCCTCGCCGGTGGTTTCCAGGACTTCCTCTTCCTCTTTCTCGATGTCAAACATTTTCGTAACACCTCCGGTACTGGGTGTGAAGACGTAGTTGAAGCCGTACTTGGATGCGTTCTGCGACAGCCAATCGTGCATCTGGTTGCACTGAGCGGTACGGTGCTCCGCCAGCTGTCTGTTGGCATCATCCGCCGACATATCACCGCTCAGGACCTTCGACCGCATCTTCTTATATTCAGACTTGATGCTGCGATTGGTCTTATCAGAGAGTGCGCCATAGTCACGGTTGAATGTCGATGCTTTCAGGCCCATGGTCTGGCTGGTGCGTTCCAGAGAGTAGGTTCCTTCGTTGCCAACAGCCCGGATGGACCGGAGGTTGTACTTCGTGAGGATATTCACATCCGCACCGGAGAACGTACCGCCGAACTCGCCGGGATGGTTGTGGGTGAGTGTGACATTCTCGCCCATCTTTGCAGCGATAGCAGAATCAATGGACACGCTGCCTCTGCCGCCGCGCTTCTCATGGACGATCTCTCCGCTCTCGTTGACCAGCGTCAACTTCTCATTCTTGAGCTTGACGGATTTGGCCTCCACTCCCTGGCAGGTTGCCAGGACTTCGGCATTCAGGTTCGTGGTGGTGTTCGTCGGTGCAGGTGCAGGATGGTTAGCTGCCTGGGGTTCTTTCTTGGGCTTGTCCTTCGGCAGGTCCTCGGGCAGGGTGCCCGGCTTGATCTTGGGGCCAGGAATGAGGCCCTTGGCATCCCGATCTTTTTCACGAGCTGCAGCTGCATCAGCCCAGTGCTGCTTATTGGGGTCGCGGGTGGTGATGGTGAACTGGTCGTAGCGGTCCGCTGTGGAGAAGCGGCCCTTCTCGTCGTGATAGGGGTTAAACTTCGTCACTTCCTCGATCACGTCAAACTGGTCCTCGGCTTCAGCCTTCTGGACCGGCTTTGCGATGATCTTCGGGAACAGCTCCTTCATGGCTGCCGCGTACTGGCTCAGGGTATCATCCAGGAACTGCAGCTTGGTCTGTTCATCGGCTTCCTGATCCTCCAGAATGCTGTAGAGGGACTGCATCAGTGCATCGTTATACCGGTACATCTTTTCCCGGTTATCCGCAGCCATCTGCAGGCTTTCAAAGGTTTGGATGCTTTTGAACAGCTGCTCCAGCTCGGGTCTGGTTTCAGGGTTCATATGTCCTCCATTTGGTGGTGCCGGGTTGCCCCGGGCGGTTGTTACACTTCCTTGATCTCGTCGATGTTGTCATTGTCTCCGTGCTCGAAGATCCGACCGACTTTCTTGCCGGATGCGTCGTAGCTCCAGAGGACACCATCTTCGTCGCGCTTGAAGGTCAGATCGCTATCTGCCTTTTCCACGCTCTGGGTGTTCACTTTCTCGTCTTCGGCAAGGGTGCCGGATATGAGGTCGAACAGCTCCATAACTATCTCCTCCGTTCCTCCACAGTAATTTTACGGCAACAATCCAGAATTAAGGTTGCGTTACCACAGAATTTTTACAGCCATTACACAGTCGGGTCGTAGATGATGACCTTTGAGCGGTTCAGGATAACGGTGTAGTCAGATGACGAACCATCAGACGAATACCGCCCGCGACCTGCTATGTAGGCATCGTATCCCTTGTAGGCCGCATAGACACCCACGTCATAGGTGTACCGGCTGTTCATGCCGCTGTTGTTGCAGGCTTTTTGGAATTCCGTATCCCTGGCCATTTGTCGCTTCAGCTGGGTTTCTGTCCCGACCTTGGCGCTCTTATCCAGAGTCATGGTGTAGATCTTCTGGGCGTTATTCCCTCGGCAATAGGCCTTCGCTGTGCTCTCGGCATCATTGATACCGGAGCTTGCTCTGCTGCCTTTTACCGCGACCGATGCAGCATACATCCCGTAACCATGGACGGATCCGCCTGAGCACTTCACGTAGAACTCGCCGGTCTTCAGGTTCTGGTCATAGGCATTCAGGGTCTGCTGATTGGAAGCACCGACACCGCGCTTGGCAATGAAGTTGGATGCCTGGCAGGCCTGTGAGAAGGCCGCCTTGTCGCTGGTCAGCGTCGGCTTGCCATCGAAGCCCTGGGCCTTGATGACCTGCTCTATGCTGTAATCATTGGTCCCTTTGAATTGGAACTTCCCGGCCAGATCCTGGCCGTTGACAGCGTGGGTAGCCTTACCGGCTGCTACACTGGCGCTTGATGTCTGTGGTTGGGTTTGTGGTTTTTGCGGTGCTGGTGGCTTCTGAGAAGGTTTCTGTGCGGTGTTTTGCTGTTGCTGGGCCTGCTGTTGCT